GCTTGCTGGATTCGTTCAGGCGCTTCAGGTATGCCTCTTGCTGGCTGGTATCCATCCCTGCGGCCTTGCGGGCGTCCAGCACGCTCTGCGCCCGCTTCTTCTCGGCCTCCACATAGGAGGCGTCGGACGCCAGCCGTGATTCGTTGGCGGCTACCTGGGCGGCGGTTCCCTGTCCGTTGTTACCGAACTGGGAGGAGTTGGCGGCGCTCGATGCAGCGGCAGCGGCCTGAGTGGCAGCCTGTGCACCGGCGGCGGCGGCAGCCTGCGCTGCAGCTTTGGCCTGCTCCCCCAGCGCCTGGGCCTGGGCCACATACGCCCGCTGCTCGTCCAGCATCTTGGCGTAATGCTCCTTGGCATCCTCCAGTTCCTGCTCATATCTGGTCTTACGGTCCTCCTGTGCCCGGTCCCATGCCTTCTGCTCCTCGTCCTGCATGGCTTGGAAGTGGGCCAGGGCAGCCTCTTGCTGCGCCGTGAACGCGGTCTTTTGGTCCTCCAGTTCCTGCTCGAACTGTGTCTTTCGGTTCTCCTGCGCCCGCTCGAACGCTGTTTTCTCGTCCTCCAATTCCCGCTCGTACTGGGTCTTGCGCTGGTCCAGCCGGGCTTCGAAGGCGGTCTTTTCGGCCTCCAGGCGGCGCTGTTCCTCTTCCAGCCGGGCGGCCTGTACATCTTGGAAGTGCTGCAGTTCGTCATCCTGCTGGTTCTGCAGGGCGTCCTTCTTCTGGTCCCACTCTTGGCGTAGGGCCTCGGCCTGATCGTCCAGCCGCTTTAGTTCTGCCTTGCGGGCCTCTTCGGTCAGGTAGTCCTGCAGGGCCAGCTGGGCATCTGCCAGTTTCTCCTTGGCGGCCATGATCTTGCCAGGGTCACCGTTCAGCTGGGCGGCGTCTACGTCAGCCTGCGCCTTGGCGATCTTCTCCTGCAGGTCAGCCTGCCGCCGTGCGGCGTCCTCGGCATCCTTGGCGTCTCGAATGGCGTCCTTGCTGGCGTTGATGGCATCCAGCTTCGCCTTGTACTCGCTGTCAAGTTCGGCCCGCTTGGCGTCCTGTGTCGCCTTGAAGGCATCCAACTCTTGGCGCTGGGTTTCCTTGAAGAAGTCAAGGATGTCCTCTTGCTCCCGCTCAAAGGCCGTTTTCTCTGCATCCAGCCCGCGCTTAAAGGTATCCAGCTTATCTTCCTGCGCTCGTTCGAACGCCGTCGCCTCGTCCTCCAGCGTCCGTTCAAGCGCGGTTTTCTGGGCCTCTTGCCCGCGCTCAAACTCGGTCAACTCGCGTTCTTGGGCCTGCTTGAATGCCTCCAGCCGGGCCTCCTGCTCGGTCTTGAACTTGTCCGTGGCATCCTCCTGCGCCCGCTCGAACACGGTCTTAGCGTCCTCGGTGTTGCGCTCCCATGCCTTGCCGAACTCGTCCAGGTACTCCACTTTCTGGGCTGTGGCATCACCGGCAGCCTGGGCGGTGTCTTGGTACACCTGCTGTTCAGCCTGCCCGGCGCCCTCCCATGCCTGGGTTGACTTCTGGGCTGCCGCCTTAGCCGATAGCACCTTGGCTTCCTCGGCCTCTTGGGCGGCCTGGGCGGCGCCCTCGGCCATGGCGTTCCGGTCATCGATGGCCTGTTTCTCCTCGTCGATCATGGACGAGAGACGGGCCTGCAGTTCCTTCACCTTGTCACCGATGCCAGGGATAAGTTCGAGCCACCAAGTCATGTACTTCAAGATACCTTTGATGGCGCCGATAATACCAATCTTTAAGTAACCCCAGGCGTTCAGGCCCACCCGTTTCACGGTGTCCCAGTTCTTGACAATCAGGTAGCCCGCCGCGATCAGCAGGCCGATGGCGACCACCACCAGTCCAATCGGGTTCGCGTTCAGGGCGGCGTTCAGCGCCCACTGCGCCACAGCTGCCATCTTACTAACGCCCTCATAAGCCGCCGTGGCAGCCGTCAGCGCCTTCTGTGCGGCGCCCACAGCCCAGATCACGGCACTAATAGTCTTGTAGGCCATAAACGCGCCTACGATGCCCCACAGCGTAGCCTTAACAACGTCGCCATGGTCAGCGATCCAGCCGAATGTTGCACCCAGTACGGCAATCAGCCCGCCCAGGGCAGCCTTGGCAGCGGGTGCAACATCCTTGCCCACCGTCCACAGGGATTCGCCCAACACCCTGATACCTTCCCAGATGTTTGCGATAGCGTCCCGTGTGGCGCCGTCGAACAGCGAGAGGAAGGCGCCCTTTAGCCCGCCATCCTTCATACCCTGCGCCATCTTGTCCAGCATGGAAATGCCGATGGGCAGGGCCGTCTTGGATAGGTAGTCGAACGCAGGCTTGAAGGCGTCACCCAGCAGCTGTTTGGCGTTGTCCTTCATGGTGGATAGCTTGCCGGTCATCGTCTGCGCCTGCCGCTGCATGGCGCCTCCGAATGACTTTTCCATACCGGCCACAAGGGCAGGGATAGCCTTCCCGGCTGGGATTAGCCCCTTGCTGGACAGGTCCATTAGCTGTGGAATGGTCATCCCCATGTTCTCGGCCAGCAGCTTCCAGGCAGGAATGCCCATTTCGGTAAGCTGCATCATCTCTTCTGCGCTCACCTTGGTCTTGGCCTGCATCTGCCCCAGTGCCACTGTGAGCCGGTCGATCCCCTCCGAACCCGTTCCCGTGGCCGCTGCAGCGTTACCCAGGGCGGGCAGCAGGGTGCCGTTTACGTATCCGATTTCAAAGCCGAACGCCTTCGCCCGGCCTGCCGCCCGGTCCAGATCCTCGAACTCGAACGGCGTCTTGGCCGCAAAATCGGCCATCCATGCCAGCTGTTGCTGCGCGGCCTGCTGCGATCCCAGCAGCGTCTCCCACTTAGCGCCCGCCGTCTCTAACATCATGTTCCATTTCAGGCCAGCGCCCACCGTGCCTTCAATCGCAGATTGAAGGCCCTGAAAGCCAGCCATGCCAGCCGCCACACCCAGAGCCTGTTTGGTTACATCTGCTAGGCCACCCTTGGCCCGGTTTAGGCCCTGGTCGAATTCTTTGGACTGTAGGCCCAGCTTGGCGAACAGTTCACCAATCAAAAGCGCCATGTGGTTCACCTCGCTTGTTACTAACAAAGGTTACAGCTTGTACGCCTCTTATGCGAAACAGGCGGCCCGTCCGTCACCTTGTGGTGAAAACGTGCCGCCTGCCCGCTCTACGTCAGGGAATCTACGAACGCCTCGGCGGCGTCTGGGTCCGTGATCACCTTGGGCTGTTGTGCCTTGTGAGTCTGCACCGCCACCCAGGCGGACTGCGGCCCCAGGCCCCGTACCAGCGTCAGGAATCGCCGCCAGGACATTCCGTGCAGATCTCGGGTTACATCCAACCGGTACTCCCGTTGAAAGTCGGCCTCCAGAATGGCCCAGTTCTGCAGGATTAGGGGCGCCGCCTCCGATCCGCTCGGTTCGGCTTCTTCACCGGCACCCCCGTCATAGGGTCCAGGCCGTTGCGCTCCGCGATACGCTTCTGGTACTGCTCGGCGCACCACTCCACCATGCGTTCAAGCTGGCCGATTAGCAGCGGGTGTTTGGGGTCCGTAGACCACGCATCCAGCCGCTCCTTGCCGAAGATGGCGTGCGCCATGTCCAGCACATCAGCTTCGCTCATGGCCTGCGCCATGCTGTCCAGTCCCTTGGCCTCGGCGTCAGCCATGGCCCGGTAGGCCCGCAACATCAGCACGGCGGGCATGTCGCCCGGCAGTTCGTGATCCTCGCCCCTGAAGTGGATCACCAGCGGCGGCGCCGTAACTTCGCCGAAGAACTCGTCAAAGTCTCGGAACGCTGCGCCCTGCGCTTGGATCTCCTCCACGGTCTTACCTTGGGCAGCCGCCTGCCGCTTCTCCCATTCCTTGATATCCATGCCGCCAACCTCCCGCCGCTTAGTTCACCTTGGTAATGGTGCCGCTCAGATCCAGGGTAGCCGTCCAGGCTGTGGGCGCGTTCTTGTCGCCGTTGAAACCAACCTCGACGGACGCCAAGAAGGTGCGAATCTTGCCGCCCGGCGTAGTCATGCGGAACTGATTCAGGCTGTCCTCGCCCACCTTCTCGGCAGCGGCCTCCACACCGGCCTGCCCAGGGTCGCGGGTGCCGTTCGCCTTGTCCTCCAGGTAGAACCCTTCAAGGGTGAACTGGCTGGTGCGCTCGGACACCATGTGTTCAGCCCAGCCCGCAGACTGGTTATCAGTTGTCTCGGCGTTCTCCTTGGAGTTGGAAACGCCGAACTGGCTTAGGCCCTTGATCTGAACCCAGACAGGTGCGGCCACGGTGCCGGTGTTGACTTCCCAGTTAAAGCCACGGGCAAAAACCTTGGTAATGGCCATGCTGTGGGGCCTCCCTTCTTATTCGGTCACTGCGTGTAGGTTGATGGTGTATTCATGACGCCCGCTCTCGTCGGCGCCGATGTGGACAGGCGCCCCCTGCACAGGGATGCAGCCCACCACGTACGTGCCGTCTGCCAACGTCACCCCGTCCATTTCTTCCAGCAGATTATACAGCCGCTGGGCCAGAGCGCCGTCACCCCGCACCGTCAGCTGTACCCCCTGCATTTCGTAGGGCATGGACGGCCCACCATCCAGTTCGAGCATCACCGCCACATCAGGGAGGGGCGGGAGAGTCTCCAGGAACACATTCCCTGTGGTCCCTTCCTCGTCCCAGGTAACGGCGGCCTCTTGGGCGTCCAGGTACTGGGCCAGCCCTTTAAGCACTGCCGCCGCCTCCCTTCATGGCGTTCTCAACGCTGCTTCTAATGTGGGCCATGATCTTCTTTTGCTTTTCGTCCAGCGTCAGCTTTAGCCACTTCGCCCGGCGCCCGTTCGGGTGCCGCAGATTGGTGTTCTGGTGCTGCCGCTTGACGTAAGGCGTGTCATACGAAACAGCTGCCTCCAGGCGCTGTTCGTCCACACTGGCTTTGCCGCTGTCCTGCATGATTCCCTCGTCATGCGGAATGGTCTTGTTAGCCTCTTCCAGCAGGTACTCGGCGGACTCATGCAGCCCCTTGGCAGCCGCCTTGTGGACGGCCCGCTGTATGGCTGCGCCCCTCCATGCCAGCTTTGCGGTCAGCTGGGCTTTGTTCATCCCAGCAGCACCTCCAGGCTGTACGGGCGCCCGCCCACCCTGGTTTCTTTGACGGACAGAACGCGGTAGGTTCGCCCGTCGCAGATCACCCGGCTGTTATCTGGCAGCACATCGGGCCGAAACAGGGCCTTGCCGGTAACCCGTTCCTTTTTGCCCTTCAGTTCTACCGTTAGGCTGGTAACGTGTTCCAGGTTGATCTTGCGCGGCACAGCCGGGCCGTACTTCTCGCTGCCGTTCCCGGCAGTGCCCAGGTACGGCTCTACTGTGGCGTCCTGCCGCAGAAGGTAAGACGGTATCACCCGTTACACCCCCCGGTACAGAAGGCCAGCCGTCAGCAGATGCCGCTTCGCCCTCGGCCCCAGGTACTTCGGTGCGATACGGTTACTGCCAGCGCCGTACTGGATCTGAACCGAACCGACAATCTCGCCTTGCACCGGCCCCGTAACGTCCCGAGCCTCGCCCACCTCGATCCAGTATTCAACCTGGGCGCAGGCGGCCTTCTTCATGGCCGTTACGTGGTCCGTGTCGGTGGTGTCATACCGCATCAGGGTAGCCTCGTCCAGCAGTTCGCTGGCTAGATCTAGCAGCCGGGCGGCGTTGGTGGGCAGGCCCGCACCGGCGCCCAGGTAGCCCTGCAGGTCATCCTCGGTAGCGTACGCCATGCCCTACCACCACCCCTTACTGCGGCGGCAGCTTGATGGCCGCCACCGTGACACCGACCACCTGCGAATAGGACACGTCTACGTTCCCATCAGTGGCGTTGAACCGCTTCGGCGGGAACGGGCCAATCATGCGCTCAGTGTTCGTGAGCGGGCCGATGGTCAGCGGGTGCGTGCCGCCTTGGTCGCAGGTGTTCGGGCTGGCAATCGTCACAGTGGTAGCCGTGGCGGCTACCTTGACATGCAGCATGATATCACCATCGTTTGGAATCTCGTCGCCGCCAGCCGATGCGGCCACGTAAGCGGGCGATAGCCCGCCGTTGGCGACGTTCTGAACAGTCAGTACGGCCATGTTAGGGCCTCCTTCCTCTACGGTGTGGGCTGGTTGTTACTTGGCGGCCTCGGCCTTGGCATCCTTCTTGGGTGCCTCGATCTTGGTGAACGCCTTCGGGTCAGCGTCAGCAGCTGCATAGGCGGCGGTGCCCTCGGTTAGTTCCCACTCGGCCCCCGTGCCGATGTTCTTAAACCACTGCACCTTCGGCTTGGCGGCAGCAGCCTGGGCTTGGTTCTGGTTTGCCATCTTCATGCCTCCTCGGATGTGACTAGGGGCAGGGCGGCTGGCCCTGCCCCTCGGTGGTTAGGTGCGGTTGACGGTCATGCAGGCCAGGGTCTCGGGTCGCACGGTCTTGGCGCCGTAAACGTGCAGACCCTTCACGGCGTCAGCGAACCGCTTCTCAGGGCGGTACGCCTCAACCTTGACGATCTGCTCGGCATAGCTAAGGGTCTGACGGTAACCGGCCATCACCTTGAACTTGGCGCCCGCCGTGTTCGGCACGTTCAGGCTGGCGTACGCCGCAAAGCCTGCGATCTCGCCAATCAGGCCCTGGGCGGGAAGGCCCCGCTCCAGCAGGCTGCGGCTGGTCGTGTCGGAGAGGTCCACAAAACGGTTGTTGGTGCCCACCTTCAGGAACAGCGCCTTGTACCAAGTCGGCAGAACCACCCACCGGGTTCCCTTCGGCACCTTGGCATCATCCATGGCGGCAGCCAGATCCACAAGGTAGTTGTAACCGGCGTCTGCCGTGGTGATCGAAAGCGGCACGGCGTCGGAACCGAACCCGGCAGTGATCCCGGCGTCGATGTACTTGCCAGCGATAAAGGCGTCGTTATCACTGGAAAGCGAATAACCGGCCTCCTGCATGGCTTCGCCCATCACCTTCGGCGTCTGCTGCGCCTTGTCGATATCGTCAACTTGGAAGTTGAACGCCTGCGACTCGGTGATGGTCAGGAGGCGCTGCGCATCGGTCAGGGTCTCCGGTGCGGGCATGTCGGTGTTCTTGTTGTACTTGAACGTAGTGACGCGCCCGATGCTGCTGATCTTAACGGTATCACCGACATCGCTAATCTCGCCTTCATAGTCCCGGTTGCACAGGGCAGCGTAGACATGCGCCGCGTTCAGGTTGGAGAGAAGGCGGGCACTCCACAGCTGCGGAATGAACTTGTCAAGAGCCATTTAGGATTCACACTCCCTTTTTGTTTCGGCCCGCTGGCGGCGCGGCTACTTGATTAGACCGGCCTCCATGGCCTTGCTGATCGAAGGCCAATTCTTATTGATCTCGTCGTACGACATCTGTTCGATCTGCGCCCTGGTCCACACCTGGGTCTTTTGGCCGTTGAACTCGGGCGAACCGTTCGAGCCGGGCACCGTCTCGCCCTTTAGATACGGCTTGGTCGCAATCAGGGCGGACAGAGCCTCCTTGACACCCTCCACCTTGGTGCCGTTAATCTTGATGGCGCTACGGTCCATCATGGTTAGGGCAACCTCTGCGTCCACCACCATGCCTTCACGGATCACGGCGGCCAGCAGTAGCTGCTCCTGGGCTTCGGTGCGGGCGGCGTCCCGCTCCTTCTCAGCCTTCTCGCGGGCTTCCTTCTCCCGTTGCGTCTCGGTCTTGGCGGCCTCCTGCGCAGCCTTGGCGGCCTTGGCAGCTTCCTGCAGGGCCTCCACCGAATCGAACCCCAGGGCCTTGGCCTGCTCGGCTAGGCGGCGGTTAGCCTCCCGGTCCATGCGGCTGTTAAAGGCCCCCTCGTCCGTGAACGTGGCAAAGGGCTTTTTATCGCCAGCGCCTTCACCTGCACCGGCCCCGGCGCCTGCGCCTTCACCAGTACCGGCCCCTGCACCGGCGCCCGCCCCTGCTCCAGCCCCGCCTGCGCCTTCTGGCGCCAGCATGGGCTGCCACCCGAACCACTTGCCATCAAACCCAAACCTTACCATGTTCGATTCCTCCCAGTATTTGTACCCCGCCCCTCGGCGGTGCCTTGCGGCCCGGCCACTTATACCCCGCCGCCTTAAGCGGATTGGTCTAATTTGGTGTATACGTCGCAGACACCATAACACCTGCTTGATTCCTTGTCACTACCTAAAATTCTGTACTTGGCCCGGTTGGCCCGTGCGCAACTGCTCCCGGTCACTGCGGCGCAGGCGCCCGGTATCGTCGATGAACTGGCGCATACCCGCCTGCCACTGCTTTACCTTGGCCTTGGCTGCCCGCTCCTCCTGTGGCGTCAGTGCCACGGCCTGCCGCCGTTTCCACTTGCGGATTTGCCGCTCGATGTACCGTTGCTTCTGGCGCTCCTCGTACCCCTGGGGGTTCGCTGTGGCGCCGCCCACCTCGGTCACGCCCTCCACATAGCCGCCCAGGCGGTGGGTGCAGTTCGGATGGAACAGGCCCGCCGCTATGGCGTCCTGCACTGTGGGCAGGTTGTACTTGGCCGCCGCCTCTGGCGTCAGGGCCAGCAGCTTGCCCTCCCACGGGCGGCACAGTTCGCATTCCTCTGGGCTGTCAGAGACTACAGCCCGGTCGAACCCCTGGGCTATCAGCGTCTCGATGTGACCCTGCACGGACGCCTGCGCCAGTGCGCTGCGCACAGCCATTTCGGCATAGCTGGCTAGATCCCAGTTTCGCCCGGCCTTGTCGATGAACCCAGTAATGCCGCGATCAGCGAAGCGGTTCAGAACGTCCTGCGTCACCTGTACCCGGTTTCTGGTGCCCGCCGCCAGCCCAGCAGCTGTGCCTTGCCCTACGGCCTCTCGGTAGGCGTCCAGCGTGCTGCGTAGAACCAGCAGGTGCGTTGCCCCCAGTTTGGTGGTCATCTGCTGAACCAAGGTATCCACAGTGGCACGGTTCACGGATACAGGCAGTTCCTTGGGCGGTTTCACCGTCACTTCTACGGTAGGCCCCCCGCCGCCATCCAGGTCAAACACGGCCTGGGCGCCGCCCTTGTACGCTTCCAGCACTGCCTTGGCTGCGTCAACGTTGCCTGCCTCCAGCTGCCGCAGTACCTCCTCGATCTCCCGCTTTAGCTGGGTGATCTCGGCCAGCTTCGCCTCTGCCCAGCCGGGCGCCTCAATCCCTCGGGCTAGGCGCCGCTTCACCCTCTCCAGCATGATGGCCTCGGCCTCGGCGTAGATGGCCCACACCTCGCGGGCGTACGCTTCGAAGTCAGCCGGTGATACGCTGCCCGCCACAGTCTAGCCTCCTTACGCCAGTTCGCCCGCCTGCATCGGATCTGGCACCTGGGCGCCGAACTCCTTTAGGATGGCGTCCACTTCGTTGTTTACCTGCTCCTCTGTCCAGTCAGGATGCAGGGCCATCACCCGCACCTTGGCGCTGGCCGCTTGGGCTTGGAACAAGGTTAGGACGGCGGCGCCCGTCTCGGTTAGGTCAGGCGTTACGCTGTCCTGCATTTCGCAGGCTACCGCTAAGTTTGCATCCACACCGCTTTTGAAAACAGCCATATCCAAGGCCAGCAGCACAATCGCCATGCGTTCGATAGCGGGCTTCCAGTATGCCTGCTTCTTGCCGTTGGTGTTGAAACTCTTTCGTTCCCGTACCCGCAAGGCTGTGCCACTCTCGGCGCTACCCTCGATATGCAGGCCGAATGACTGCGGGCTGTAACCGGCTGTGGTAACGATGCGCTCTAACAGGTTCATGGCGGTATCCAGGTGCTCCTGCGTCCGAATCGCAAACTGGTTAATGGTCACGCCCGCTTTGTCCACGCTGTTCGGGTCAACATCTAGGGCGGTGAACACCTTTTTCTGTATGTCGAACTTGGGCTGCTTCTTGGTGGTGCCGTCCGCCCGCTTCTCGTCCTCCCAGCGCAGCCACATTTCGGGCACAATCAGGCGCCCCTGCCCTAGTTCAATGTCCCGAATCCAAGAGGTGTAAACCATGTCCAGGGCATCCATCAACGGTTCTGTGCTGTTGTAATCGGACTGGCCCAGGGCGCTACCTCGCATAAGGCGGTTCGGCAGCATGTTCGGTACATAGCAGCACAGCAGGCCCCCGATCTTCGGGTTGATTACTTCAAGACCCGTCATGTGCCGGGTTTCGTCCAGCGAGTCAAGGGGGACCGGCGTGCCCAGGGTGTCATGCGTGCCCATGTACAGGCCGTTCAAGATGATACCATTACCGCCCAGGTCCAGTTCGTGCCGCTCTAGATGCCGCCACACCCTGCCGCCCTTGGTGCCTTCGTCCTTAACCACCAGCCAGAAGGTGCAGGCCGTCAGGATCCCCCACCGGAACTCTGGCACGGCATTATCGGCCTGGGCTACGTCAAGGATGGGATAAGGCACCAGCTTCTTGTCCCAGTTCGGTTTCAGGAACACGCCGCCCATGGCGCTGGCGGACTCGCCGCCCGTGCGTAGGCGATTGATTACGCCGCCCTTGGCTACAATCTCGTCAAGGCGAGCCTGGGTTTTCTTCGCTGTGCTGCTGGCCGTCTCCAGGTGTGCCTCGGCTACCTTCAGCTTGGGCGGTTCGCCGAAAAGGAAGTCAGCAGCCACGCCAGAAATGTCACCGGCCACCGGCACATGCAGCATGGTTTCGTGCTCGTCCACCAGTTCTTTGGCCCACTGGCTGCCGTTCGGCCCTCGGTTCACCCGCAGGGCCATGGCCTGCATGATCTGGTTCGGATCTCCGCTGTACCACGCACCCCAAATTGTGTACATGTCGTAAACGAACTTCAGGCCCTCTGGCGGCCACGCGACGGCCCCGCCCTGCGGTAACGGCATGGTGTTCTACCTCCTAGTGATTACGGCGCCGCTGAACATCAACTTGGCGTATAGCTGCCCGGTCCGTTGCCGCTTTCGCCGTAGGCGCAGCATTCTGGCCGTATGCCTCTTCAGGCACGGTTTACAGGACTT